CAACTACAAGAGATTGAAGCGGTGCTCAACTATCTTAATATTCAATTACGGAAAATTCGCCGAAAACATTTTCAAAAATACCTAGAGGCGTATAATAGAGCATTGACTAGCCGTGATGCTGAGAAGTATGCTGAAGGTGAAGATGAAGTAATTGACATGGAAGTGTTGATTAACGAAGTGGCACTGTTACGCAATAAATGGTTAGGTATATTAAAGGGTCTTGAAGCCAAACAATGGCAGATGGGTCATATTGTTAAACTCCGTACTGCTGGTATGGAAGACATATCGATAGGATAAAAATGTCAAATTGGAATAATAATTGGGTAGCTAATCCTACTAACGGTGGTAGTTCTAGCATTACACTACACTCGGCTGGGCAAAACATCAATACAATTTCACTTGCTAACATTGCAGGTGCTCAAGGCTCAGGCTATAATGGTATTCTTAGTTTTGATGACTTTGCATATAGACCGGATATTAAAAAATATGAAGTCTATGAAATCAGTCAAGACCTTCTTGCATTAAGTGTATGTTGGGCACGATATCGTAAAACTAGGAATGAGCCCGGACCACAACCCACTATTACTAAACTATTAGATAGTGAATTGTTCAGATTAGTTAGTGAAGAAGATGTTACTCAGGCTAATACTATCCGTGACTACTATAGTAAGAAAATCATGGTATGGAAGCTTAAGAACATTAAGCTTACACCTTTCCGTGAAGATTTAAATTCATTTGTTCATAGTGATGGTAAAACTTTTAAAGAGACTATGCTACCATTAGCATTTCGTTTACCTGAGTTTTATGAGTATGATGTTGAATTTGAAAAAATGTCATTTGACTATAACAAAGAAGTTAAGTTACAACCGGTATCAAATTATCCGGCTACAACTAAACATTTAACCTACATTAAATCATTGTCAGTTAACACAAAGCGTCTTAAGAAAATTGAATATTGGTTTAGCGATAGTTTTAATAACTTAGTTCAAATGAATGTTGAAACAAATAACCCACTGAATTCATTGTTAGAAAAAGTAATCACAACTGGTTCAATTGACCTTGAAGGTAGATACGGAACACGCAACCGTGATGGAAATGAATTCCTTAGAGTAGAAAAATATAAGTTTGTCTAAATTTGACAATAAATCAATTTGGGTCTATAATATAGTCTTATTCAGTTGAAAGGGCTTTATGGGATATCGTGTTGTTGCTGACAAGTATCAAATGGACGAAATGCGTACAAAATACGGTCCTCGTCCGGGTCTAGAAGGTCCTTTTAACTTCTCCGGAAGAGTGTTGTATTATGACAACAAAGAGGGTCAATATTACGATCCTAGGACGGATTTCTATGTAGAGCAGGATGAAATGAACGAAATTCATGCTAATTTAATTGCCAAAATTTGACAATAAATGGTCTTTCTGCTATAATAGAATCTTAGACAGTTAAGAAAAGGACTTGCAAATGATTACAGAATTCAAATCTTGGGATGAGTTGTCAGAGTTGGAACAAGCACAATCTATCTATTGGGACATGTACAAAGATGCTTACGGTGTTCGCCCCCGTGGTATTGACACTAGTTCCTGGACTCTTGAACAGTTCCATGATGAGTTCGTAATTCTAGGCCAGTCAATTGCACATGCTGAAATTGAGCGTAAACAATCAGAAGAAAAAGCAACTGTTGCTTTTGAGCAACGGATTCAGTCTTTGATTGAGTTGGGTGCTAAGGACCGTGCAACAGCAATGCGCTGGATCCACGAAGCTGAGGACACTCAAGGTGATGATGAGTACTTGTGCTATACACTGGGCTTGCCCTATCAGTATTTTCGCAAGGTAGCGTAATTTGACAATAAATGGCACTTGTGCTATAATACATGTATTGATTGATTAACACACAGGAGATTCTATGTCAACGATTCGTATTCTTTCAGGTTCTTATCGCAAACAACCCGTAGTTAATACTGAATTTACACTAGTCAAAGGTTATCAAACTGGTGCTAAAGGTGGTTTTGTGACTGTTAAAAATGACGGTCAATTCGCAATCAATATCCCTGAGGTTAAGGTTCTTGTTGATAGTATCGAAAATATTCAATTCTTAAATGGAGAAAAAGTGTTAGCAAATACAGTAGAATTTAAAAAAGAAGCAGTAAAGGAAACAGAAACTGAAGCAATGGATCGCATTGCTACACGATTCGAGGTCCTTGATGAAATGTCTCGTGCATGTATCAACGGTGACATTCGTGCTATGATTGTTTCAGGCCCGCCCGGTGTAGGTAAGTCACACGGTGTTGAGACACAAATGGAAAAGGCAAGCATGTTTGACAAGCTTGCAGGTAAGAAAGTTCGCTTTCAAATTGTTAAAGGTGCGATGACTGCATTGGGTTTGTATGCACAATTGTACAAATATTCTGACAGTAAGAATGTTTTGATTTTTGATGACTGTGATAGTGTTTTTACTGATGACTTGAGCTTGAACATTCTCAAGGCAGCACTTGACTCAGGTAAGACTCGTAGAATTTGCTGGAACTCTGACAGTCGCTTGTTGCGTGAAGAAGGTATCCCGAATACTTTCAACTTTAATGGTAGTGCTATCTTTATCACTAACTTGAAATTCGGCAATCTCAAATCTAAGAAATTGCAGGATCACTTAGAAGCTTTGCAAAGTCGTTGTCACTTTCTTGACTTGACTATTGACGGTGATCGTGATAAGATGTTGCGTATCAAGCAAGTGCATCGTGATGCTGATGGTGGCTTGTTCAAGGACTATGATTTTACTGAAGAACAATCTAAGACTGTGATTGACTTCATGTGGGACAATCATACTAAATTGCGTGAAGTGTCCTTGCGTATGTGTTTGAAGATTGCAGACTTAGTTAAGATTAGCCCCAACAACTGGCAGAATCTTGCTAAGACAACTTGCATGAAAGGTTAACCCCTGCAGTGTGCGTAGCGGCAATGTCAATAAGTCCGCTTCGATAAGATTTTTTCATCGATCCTTAGTTGATCTTTTGGGGAACTTAGGTTCCCCTTTTTTTGCCTATAAACTTGATTTCTTCAAAGTGTCCTGTTATACTTACAAGATGGATATTAAAACACTCAATGATGTAGCTACATGGATGCTTGCTAACATTCGATTAAGCAGGTATGACCAACAGTTTGTCAATAATCTGACATTGTATACCACACAGCATAATCGTATTACTAGTAATCAGGATGCATTATTTAAAAAAGTTGCATTAAAATATAATCGACAATTCTTGCAACATAAATTGATTGTAGAAGATATATTGAAATTTCCTTGGAATGTTAAAGTTGTAGACAGCATTGCTGAATATACAGGTGCATCTATTAAAATCGAAAACAATCAAATCATTTTTCGATCACCCTATAATAAAAACTTTTTAACTGCACTTAGAAAAAATCCTTTATATACACTGCAATGGATTAAAGATAAACGACAATATGAAGCAGACTATAGCCCTACTGTACTCAAACAATTGTTGTACTTGTCGGCAGATCATTATTCAATATTAAATTATTGTGATACTGTTACACAAATAATCAACAGTCTTAGCGAATACGAACACATTAAATACTGGGTACCCACTTTAATTTATAAAAACGGATACTACTATATTGCCGCAATTAACGAACCGTTGTATGAAGCAATCAAAAATATTGAAATCAATGATGATTTAAAAACAATAGCTACACTTGTAAAGTATGGAATTGTTATAGACCAATCTGTTAAAAATCATTTATTAGAAACTGAGGAAGTTGATAAAGTAAAATTTGCTATCAGCTTTGAAGCAGAGGTAGAGATAAAAGATATTGATAAAATATTAGGCTGGCTACATGAATTTGGTTGTGATGCTATTAGTGAACCAAAATCATTTCTAACTAAAACAACAATAGATATTAATAATCCTTTAATTAAAGTATGCAAGAATCCTAAAGACTTGCATGATTACACTAATCCTGTTATAGTGTATCAAAGAGGAGCTTTTTCTTTATTAAATGAAAAACCCATGAAATTACTGAAAGTAATTAAATTCGTAAACTCGGAGCCAATAGATTTAGGGCCTAAATGAAACAATGTAAACTAATAATTAGAGATGAAGTAAATGTCAAGCTTGAGGGCCTAGAACTAGGTGACCGCAAGACATTGATGAAAATGTTTGAGTATGAGATACCTGGTGCGAGATATCTCCCTGCGGTCCGTCTAGGTAGATGGAATGGTAAGATGAGTTACTTTGCATTGGGTGGTAGCACATACATTAACCTATTACCTGAGATTCTACCTCTATTGGATCAAGCAGGATATGATATTGAATTAGATGATACTAGAGATTATAAAACAACATTTGAGTTTGCTGAAGTGTCCGAGGATACATTCAAACATAAGAATTGGCCTAAAGGTCATCCTAAAGAAGGGGAACCAGTTGAATTGCGTGATTATCAAATCAGTATCGTTAACAACTTTCTAAAGAACCCACAATCACTGCAAGAGATTGCTACAGGTGCAGGTAAGACATTGATGACTGCCGCACTAAGTTATAGTGTTGAGAAGTATGGTCGAAGCATTGTTATCGTTCCTAACAAGTCACTAGTAACACAAACGGAAGCAGATTATATTAATCTAGGATTAGATGTTGGTGTATACTTTGGTGATCGCAAAGAATACAATAAGACACATACCATCTGTACATGGCAAAGTCTTAACAATATGCTTAAGAAAACAAAAGCAGGTGAAGCAGAAGTAGAGATCGGAGACTTCATTGAAGGTGTTGTTTGTATCATGGTTGACGAAGTTCACATGGCTAAAGCAGATGCACTTAAAACATTGCTCACCGGTGTATTTGCCAAAGTTCCTATTCGTTGGGGACTGACTGGAACTATTCCTAAGGCAAAGTATGAAGCACAATCATTGTATGTTAGCTTAGGAAATCTTATCGGTAAACTAAGCGCAAGTGAATTGCAGGATCAAGGTGTACTTGCACAGTGCCATGTGAACATTGTACAGCTTAAAGATGAAGTAGAGTTTAGCAACTATCAAAGTGAGTTGAAACACTTACTTGAGGATACACATCGATTGGATGCTATTGCTGAATTGATCCTTAAAATTAAAGAAACAGGTAATGTATTGATTCTAGTAGATAGAGTTAATGCAGGTAAAGAGATTGTTAGTAGATTGCCAGATAGCGTATTTGTGAGCGGTGCTACTAACATGGTTGATAGAAAGGAAGAATATGACGAAGTTGCTACAAGTACTAACAAGATTATCGTGGCTACATATGGTGTGGCTGCGGTTGGCATTAACATCCCTAGAATTTTTAATTTGGTGCTCATTGAGCCTGGTAAATCGTTTGTGCGAGTTATCCAGTCTATTGGTAGGGGTATCCGAAAAGCTGAGGATAAAGATTTTGTCCAAATCTGGGACATAACAAGTTCATGTAAGTTTGCTAAACGACATTTGACACAAAGGAAAACCTTCTATAAAGAAGCAAATTACCCTTTTGACATTGAGAAGTTGACATACAGATAAGAAAGTGTTATAATAACAACATGCGTAT